AGAAGGCTCCAGTCACTCAAGCGGCCATGGCAGGCATCGAACGCGAAGCACGCAAAGCAGGCTGGTCACTCAATGCCGCATTGACCGAATGCTGTGCAAGGGGGTGGGCAGGGTTTACCGGTGTACTTGCGCTCGCCGTTTTTGGCGGCATTGATACGGGGGGAATCCAATTTAACACTCCTCTTGGTTGATGGTTTTCTAATTCTAAACCAATACCAAGAGGATGTGTCAAGGGTTTTTTTACAGGTCGGCTTCTTTCACAAAAACGCCGTCGATCATTCGACCTTTGCGGTCCTTGATTTCGTCGTAGGCCATCTCGATGCAGGCCTCGATGCTGAACCCCATCTGCTCGGCCAGGATGGTGAGCACCACCACAGCGTCGCCGATGCCGTCCATCACTTTGACTGTGTCCTTGCGGGCCAGACCTGCGGCCAACTCGCCGATCTCTTCGATCAACTTGGTGAACTGCTTGTCGGTGGTACTGCCGGACACCAGGTTGCGCTGGTGCGCCCAGCCACGAATGCGCACAAAGTCTTCATAGGTTTTCATGTTGCACCTCAAAATGGAATGTCGTCGTCCATGTCTGCCGGACCATCAGCAGGCTGTTGCGTTTGTTGCGTTTGTTGTGGCCGTGATGGCGCGTCACCCTTTGGCGGTAGGTCCACCTGGTCCACAGACAAGCGTAGGCGCGTTTTTGGCGTGCCGTCCTTGGCTTTGTATTCCTCGAGTTTGATCGGGCCGCTGACGGTCACGCGCTGGCCTTTGGCCATGTACGGTTGCAGGCTGGTTGCCCGCTTACCCCACAGTGCGCAGTCGACCCACATGGTTTCGGGTTTGTCTTTGGTGCCGATGGCCACGCCGATGGCAAAGTTCAGGATGTTGTCGCCGTTGTGCTGGCGCAGTTCGGGGTCACGCCCCAGGTTGCCGGTAAGTATTGCAATGTTCATTCGTTGGATTCCTTCGAAATTTGGACGCGTACAAAACCACCGATCTGCCCCGCGTCCACTCGTGCAGTCAGTGTTGTGAATTGTTTGTCGTTGATCTTGAGTGCATCAGCGACGCCGTCAAGGCCAGACTTCATCCTGGCCACCAGGTTGTCGCGATCGTAACTGCGCCGGTCGGGCGGAACGAACTCGAGCACCAGGTGCAGATTGCCAGCGATGTCAGGCCTTACGGCCCCCACCTGCTCGAGCACCATGGCCCAGCACGCCGTACGGTAGGAGGCCTTGACTTTCGAAACCTTAGACCAATGCAGGCGCTTGTTTGGAGACAGTTCCGAAGGTGGCCAGCCCAGCGTGAACTCAATCATTGACTTCGCGCCCAAACACGATGTCGTGCGCAGTGATGTCGATGCCACGCTCCCAGGCTAATTCCAGGAGGCGACGCTGTACGGCGGTCGGCACGATGCCAGACTTTTGCCAGCGAGACACTGCGGCAGGATCGCGGTTGAGGGCGCGGGCGAGTTTTCGTACCCCGCCAAACATGTCGATGGCCAGTTCAACTGGCGATGTGTGATTGATAGTGTTGTTCATCCCTCAATGATGACACAGGCGCAACACCTTGTGAACCCTTGATTTACCTGGGCGGAACGAATACCCACATAAATCACTCGGAATAGGTATTGCGTTGTGGATATGTGTTGATGTAAGATCACCACATCGGACGAAAAAACGATACCGCATTCAGCACCGAGCGATGGCCACCTGGCCTGACAGAGTTAGCTAAATGGCCGTGACGACATTTTGGGAAAGATCCGGACGCAGGCTTATTAACCCAACGCCTGCACCCTTTAACTGTTTAGACGATGGAGAGAATCATGACTGCAATCAACACCACACCCGCTTCTGCTGACGAACTCGGCACACTGCTCGCCCAGATCGCCACGCTTACCAAGCAAGCCGACGCCCTCAAGGACGCCATGAAAGACCTGGCCAGCAATGGCGGTCCCACAGTATTCGAAGGCGCCCTGTTCAAGTCGACCTATGTCGAGGCTGACCGCGCTGTCACCGACTGGAAAAAGTTGGCCAAGGAGCAGGGCATCTCTGCCGACATCATCGCGTCGTACACCAGCACCATTGCTGTGTTCAGCATCAAGACAACCGCACGCTAATCAGGAGGCCGACATGAGCACCATTACCAAAATTGCAAACCGTTTGTGGGTGGCACACATCGATGACGAGCGTGCCGATGGCAACAGCATCATCGTCACCTTGGACAACGACTTTGTTTTTGACGACGAGCGCGACTGTGGCGTGCGTGGGTTTGACACCCTCAAAGACGCCGAGCAAGGCACCCGTCTCAACTGCGTTATCAACAAAAAAAATGTTAACCCAGTACGGCATTCTTGATGACGAGGGCGCCGTGGTGCGCTGGGTCTGGGACAAGCCGTCCTACCCGCACATCACGCGCAAAGTGCCCCGTTACCGCAAACCCAAGTTCGACATCAGCACCCTACCAGACGCACCATTTTAAGGAGATCACCATGGATTCATACACAGCAACCGGCATCGCAGAAGGCTTCATCGAGGCTGACTCAGAGGACCAAGTCATCGAGGCTTGGCAGACATTGATTGACACAGGCTTGGCCTGGCAACTGCAAGGCTGGTTTGGCCGTCAGGCCAGCCGCTTGATCGAGGAAGGCATCTGCCTACCCGCCGAGCAAAGCCGCCTGCTACGGGCCGCAAAAGCCCTGGGCAAGATTGAGTTCATCAAAGTAGGGGGCTGATCATGTGGTTTACATCATCACACGGCACGATCGAAATCGAGATGACCATGGCGCAGGCCGAGTCAGCATCACACCAGGGCCAATGCGACGCCGATGTCCTGGCTTTGTCCAACAACCGCAAGATTCGCCGCCAGTTGGAGCGCATCGATCCAGCCGCATTGCGCAAAGAGTTGGCCGAGTACGGCGCCTGGGATGAGCAGGAGTTGGCCGACCACGAGCAAAACATCCAGCGCATCCTTTGGATCGCGGCAGGCGACATCGTTGAAAACCAATGGAGCAAATCATGAGCCTATACACGGACCTGGTCGAGGCTGGCATCGAGGTCAACAACTGGCAGTCGGACTTGTATTTCCCGGTGTCGTATGAGTCCATGGAAATCTTGGCCAAGTACCCAAACCAGTCGCGCTCAATCTTCAAATCAAACATCGATGGCCGTCCAACGGTTGAGGCGCCGTTCGCCTTTGATCCGTACTGGGAATCGAAAGTTGTTGACACAGCGTCAACGAAATAGAGTAGAATTTCAACACATCACCACAAGGAGATACAAATGGCAGACATCAGCATCCACAACACCAAGTCAATCGTCATCAGCGAAGTTCGCGAGATCAATGGCAACACTCCGCTGTACACGAGAGACATCACCATCACCGACGCCAGTGGCCACGAAGTTGTGATCACATGCTTTTCAACCAGCGAGGAAGCTGAAGAATTGCGGGTGTTGCTGTGAAGCGCAACAACTACATCGCCGAGATCGAGCACCGCGTTTGCGGCATCCCTTGCATCATCGGCGTCACCGATTACGAGGGCTACACACCCGCGTATATCTCCGGCCCACCAGAGAACTGCTACCCGGCAGAGGGTGGGTCCGGGGACTTTGAGATCCTGGACCGCAAAGGCTACCGCGCCAAGTGGCTTGAGAAAAAACTCACAGCGCGAGATGAGGACGCGATCCAGGAATTGATTTATGACCACATGGAGAATGACTGATGACTATTCAGAGAATCGAAATTGAGAATGAAAAGCAGTGGCTTGCCGAGCGGGCCAAAGATGTGACCAGCACCGAGGTGTCGGCCTTGTTTGGCTTGTCGCCTTACCTGACCGAGTTCGAACTGTTTCACCAAAAGCGCGACGGCGTGACCGTCAAGTTCGAACCCAACGAGCGCATGAAGTGGGGCAACCGCCTAGAGTCGGCCATCGCGCACGGCGCCGCCGAGGACATGGGCTGGAACATTGCCAAGTTCAATGTGTACATGCGCGACCAGGCCGCACGCATCGGGTCCAGCTTTGACTTTGAGATCAAGTCCAGCGCCAATGGCCCAGGCATTCTTGAGGTCAAGAATGTCGACTGGGTGCAGTATCAGAAGTCATGGATCGACGACGGCAACGGCAACATCGAGGCGCCCGAGCACATCGAGTTGCAGGTCCAGCATCAAATGGAAATTGCCGATTACGACTGGTGCGCGATCGTGGCGCTTGTCGGTGGCAACGAGCAAAAGATAGTCCTCCGAAATCGCGATCGGGACATTGGCAAAAGTATACGCGAACGCACCAGCGAGTTCTGGAATCGCGTGCAGTCCAACACCGCGCCATCAGCCGATTACACACGCGACGCTGAGTTCATCATCAAGCAATTGCGCAACGGCGCAGACGAGGGTTTGGTGGCCGAGGCTGACCGTGAACTCGAGGACATGATCAAGCAATTTGAATTCGTGCGCAAAGAGGCCAGCGATCTGGAAAAGATCAAGGACCAAAAGCGTGCAGAGATCCTGGAGCGCATTGGCCGCGCCAGCAAAGTTCTCACCAGTTTTGGCTCGCTATCGACGGGGCAAGTCAAAGGCCGATCAGGCACTCTCATCACGCCTGAGATGGTCGGCACAGTCATCGGTGCAACCGAGGGCTACCGCAGTTTCCGTTTTTATCCCAAGAAGGAGAAGTAAACCATGGCAACCGAGCAACGCATTTACAAAGTCGTCAGCAATGACAAAGCCTACCTGGTCCAGGCCATCAGCCAGGCACAAGCACTGCGCCACATCGCAGGCCGCATGTACCAGGTCGAAGCCGCCAGGCCCATCGATGTCGCCACGCTCATGAGCAACGGCACCAAACTCGAGGTGGCCAGCACGATCCCAGAGCAAGACCAACTCAAACTTGAAGGAGCACAAGCATGACTACAGGAACCGAACTCAGCCCCATCGAAGCAATGCGCGGCACCCTGGTGAGAATGCAACCAGAATTCCAGGCCGCACTGCCACCGCAGATCCCGGTCGAGAAGTTCATCCGCACCACACTCACCGCAGTGCAAATGAACCCAGACCTGTTGGGCGCCGATCGTCGCTCACTACTGGGCGCGTGCATGAAGGCCGCGCAAGATGGTTTGCTGTTGGATGGCCGCGAAGCCGCGCCCGTGATCTTCAACACCAAAGAAGGCAAGAAAGTCCAGTACATGCCCATGGTCGGCGGCATCTTGAAGAAGATCCGCAACTCAGGCGAATTGTCCAGCATCAGCGCACAAGTGGCGTATGACAAGGACCACTTCGAATACGAACTAGGCGACAACGAGAACATCGTTCACCGTCCATTCCTGGGCGAGGATCGAGGCAAGCCAATCGCTGTGTACGCTGTGGCCAAAACCAAGGATGGCGCAATCTACCGCGAGGTGATGAGCGTGTCCGATGTCGAGAAGGTGCGAGCCGCCAGCCGTGCAGGCAAGTTTGGCCCATGGGTTGACTGGTGGGATGAGATGGCCAAGAAGACTGTGATTCGTCGCATGGCCAAGCGCCTGCCATCGAGCGCGGATCTGGACCAGGTTATCGCCAACGACAACGAGGCATCAGGATTCGTCCAGGTGGAGCGCAGAGAGGCCGTAAACATCACGCCGGTACCAGAGGCCCAGCAAGCCCCTTTGAGCCGACTGAAGGCCTCTATGGGCCAGCCAGCGGATGATGTCATTGACCAGGCAACTGGCGAGATCACACAAGCGGAGGTGGCCAATGTCCCAACTGCTGACGCCTAAACAATTGTGCGAGCGATGGAAGGTCGCCGATAACACCCTGCGCAAGTGGAGGGTGGCCAACATCGGACCGGCCTACATCAAACTGGGCGATGGCCGAAACAGCGAGGTGCGGTACCGCATCGACGATGTCGAGGCTTTCGAGAAAAGCAATCGATTTACAACCGACAACAAATGAGGAAAGCCATGAGGACCAGAATGATCACAATCCTGATTGTCTGCTCCCTTGGCTGGATCAGTGGGTGCTCGAGCAACAAGCCGATGCCACCCACACCAGTCGAGCAGGAGTTGATTCTTGATAAACAGATTCACTCGATGAGCCGCAACGAAGTCATCACCGCGGTTCGTGAGTGTGAGTCAACAGGCCTTCGCGCCGTCATGATGTATGGAAAACGAAAGGTCAACGGGTACTCAGCCGACATCGTCATTGATGTCACATGCGCACCCAGGTGAAAAAAAACCCCAGGGGAATGAAACCCTGGGGCTAACCGTCGTGAAGGAGTAGGCAACTGCTTATGCCAGACGGGATGGAGACAACTCAAACCAGTTCAAAATGCGGGCCGTCAATGAACGGCCTTTTGTTTTGCTTGCGCCGGGTATCGATGTAGTAGACCATGGCCTCTTCCATCGTGCCGCGCCAAAGCCGGATGTCCGGCACATTCCACGCGGCGCCCCAGCGTATCGCTACATTCTTTTCAATTGCGGCCTGCTTGATCGCTTCGGCGATGTTGTCGTACAGATTCAGTTCCCAGGACACCTGGCCATTGATGTACGCCACCAGGTCCACAGCCTCACCGGTCAAATGCTTTGACTCCATGGTTTGGCTTTTGCCAGCCTCAACATATTTGCGCTGAGTCTCGACGGTGCGCAACCCTTCGGTCACTGCAAAGTCGACGGTCGTGATCTCGATGGCACGGCACACCACATCGACCAGGCGGTCGTCTACGCCGTCCAATCGCTCGATGCTACGCTGAGATAGTCTGAACCCGTTCATCGCGGCCAAGCCCCGTTTAACGCTCTTGAATCAAGGGCGTGTCCATCAGCATCTTTTGCCACCGCTTCAAGCTGTCCGACACATTCTGCGAGTACGGTTGAGAGGGTTGTTGCGTGAGCACGGACGGAGGTGCAGGTAGAGGTGGACACACTGCTTGTGGTGTTGGCGATTTGGTTGCGCAACCGCTCAAGATCGTTACGAGCATCAGTAGCGGCACGAGCATTGCGTTGTGCGATTTTGTTTGCCTCATCGATGGCCTCCTGTTTTTTGCGCTCGAGAACTGTGTACTTGGCCAGGGCGTCTGCGTTTGCTTGTGCGACCTGGCGCTCATGATCAGCGATTAGTTGGTCGATCTTGGAATTCAGACGCCACCCATTCGCTGTCCATCCCATCGCGAATGTTGCGATTAGAAGTGCGGCGCTGATCAGCAGTTTGAGTTTGGTGTCGAGCATTATTTGTCCACTTGTCATCTACAGTCGAAAACCCGATATACGCGCCCACCACAGAACCCACGAAAAGGTAGAACGCGCCAGCGACGCTTCCAAGTTGAGCAGAGTCGGTGACGAGCAAGAGCAAAGGGAATACCAGGCCTGCAACCAAGGAAGCCCAGGCCATGCGTCGTCTGTTCTTCCATCGGTCAACATGGTCCATTATTCCTTGTCTTCCTTGTGCTCGAGTTTCTTGAATATCAGGCCCAGGGTGTTGTCGATCTTGTTGAAGCCGTCCTTCATGTCTTGCTTGATCTCACGCACTGCTTCTTTGAAATCATCCTTGCGCACATAGACCTCTGGCAGATCACGCTCAATTTGGCGGATGTCGCTCTTGAGTTCTTTGATCGCGTCCCAGATAACTTTCAAGACCCAGCCTCCAAGAAATCCGCAAACACCTACCACCCAGTTAAACAGCGTCTGGTCCATTACTCATCCTTTTTTTATGGCTGTTGATCTGGGACAGCATCCCATGTTTGAGTTGATTCGTTCCATGTGTAGCGGCCATCATCCAAAGGATAAGGTGCAGGCGCTTGCCACAAACATGTGTCGTCGTTCAATAGCCAGCTTGCGTATGGCTTTGGCGGGATGAATGCATCACGAGTTGCGTCATAGCTGTAGCCAATGCCTGCGTAGTTTTTGCGCAGTGCTTTGCTTTGATCAGCAGAAGGCTCGCCAGTCGATGGGTCGTAGTGGACTCCACCACGCGTGTTGTATGAAGTCTGAATCCATTGACCAGGACTCGAGTCTACAAAGGTGTCAAAAAATTCTGGCTCGGCGACGATGACTTGCTCGACGATGCCGTTGTTTACTTTTGCAAAATGTGCCATGTGCTTCTCCTAATTAAATTGCGTATCGAACGATGACAATGCCTGAGCCACCTTTACCAGTAGCCCCAGCAGTTCCAACAGATGCGTTGTAAGATCCGCCGCCACCACCGCCGCCTGTGTTCGCAGTCCCAGAAATTCCGGCATTTGCAGAAAGATTGGCAACAGATCCATCCCCACCAGCGCCGCCTCCGCCATTACCACCGGAGCCGCCAGCCACATAGTGTGTACCGCCACCACCGCCGCCGCCATAAAAAGTACCGAGCGATTTCCAATTTATCCCAACGCCGCCATTGCCACCAGTTGCTTTTGAGGAGGCATCTTCTCCAACGGCACCAGCACCCCCTCCGCCGCCGCCTGAATATGGCGCTCCTGCTGACGCATATCCTGGTCCTCCATTATTTCCTTGCCCGGCGGTTCCTGTTCCTCCGCTGTTTTGATACGAGCCGCCGCCACCAGATCCGCCGCTTTGACCGGCGCGAGGACTACTATTTGATCCGCCACCACCACCGCCAACTGCTGTCGTTCTAGAAGTGACAGTTGTGTTGCTTCCGTTTCCGCTGTCAGATGCTGATCCAGCGCCAACAGTAACAGTTAAAGTTCCAGCAGAAATTGTTGCGGTTTCTTGAACAACACCGCCAGCGCCGCCACCGGCTCCGTTATTAAATGACCCGCCAGCGGCACCACCAGCAACAATTAAAAAATCTGCTGATGCGCTAAAACCAGAAGGAACAACTAAAGAAGATGATGATGTAAATGTGTGGTAGCGGTAGCCGCCAGATGTTGTAATTGTTCCGCCTGTTGGAAGTGCCTGAACAGTTTTGTTGATTGAGTTTGATGAAGGCGTACCATCTGAATTAAATATAAAAACCGCAATTGTGTCGCCTGCTGTTTGCCCATACACTGCGGCAGGAACAGACACAGACGCAGAGCCTGCTGTCACAGCAATGCTGGCAACATCAGCAAGAGTTGAACCACCTTCAGAAAATCGAACTGTGATTGTGTCGGTTGCGTTTGATACAGACAATGTCAGCGTCGAAGCCGCGCCAGCGTAGATCGTGCCGGTCACAGAATTCACGGTTGGGATCAGGTTTGTGCTGACCCAAGAAGAGCCGTTGTAAAACTCAATCGATCCAGTGTCTGTGTTGTATCTCTGCGAACCAGCAACAGCACCAGCAGGACGACCCGCTGTGTTTCCGGCTGGCAGAGTCAATGCATCACTGATTCGTGATGCGTCTGCAAATTTTCGTGCTTTGCTCATATCGATTCCTTATGCCGTGAATGTGCCGGACGAAGTGAAGGTGTGGTAGGTGTAGCCGCCGGATGATGTGACCGTGCCGCCTGTGCCTTTTTGCGAGCCAGCATAACGGATGATTACGATGCCAGAGCCACCAGCCGCTCCGTTTCGTGTTGCTGGTGCGCCGGGGTTAAACGCTCCCGCTCCACCACCTCCACCGCCTTGATTAGCCGCTCCAGCCGTAGGTGCAATAACTGCTGTACCAGTTGATCCGCCCCCTTGACCGCCACCGCCATTACCACCAGCCGCGCCCGCAATTGCAGTTGATCCATCATATGAACCACCGCCACCGCCACCGGCATAGAAGGTTCCAAGTGATTGCCAGTTAAGACCAACACCGCCAACACTTATGCTTGGATTATCGTAAGTACCGTTTGCCCCAGCGGCACCAGCACCACCACCGCCACCGCCGTTGTCAGGGACGCCACCTGTTCCACCAGCGTTACCTTGACCAGAAGTTCCAGAGCCACCAGAAACAGTTCCTGTGTACCATCCTGCGGCGCCTCCACCAGAGCCACCGCTTAATCCCGGGGCTGTGCCGTTTGCGCCAATACCGCCACCGCCGCCGCCACCGCCTATTGCAGTTAAACCAAAAACAGAAGAGTTGCTTCCGCTATTACCGCGTTCATTCGTAACAATTGTTCCACCGGCACCAATAACGATTGAGTTGCTACCAATAGCCTGTGTGGACCCAGAAATATATCCACCGGCACCACCACCACCGCCAGTCATATTTGAAGTTGGGCTACCACCACCAGCGCCACCGCCAGCAACGATTAAATAATCAATGCTATATGGGACAGCATAATTTACCCATTCACCGTTTTGATAAGCCTCTACTTTAGCCAATGTAGTGTTGTAACGAATCATCCCGTTAACTGGTGATCCTGGGCGCTCTGCCGTAGTTCCAGCAGGTAAATCAAAATAACCAGTGCTGGTATTGTTTTGATCGCTGACAGCAGTTGGTGTTACAGCTACAGTTTTAAATGTGTTGTCACCAGCCAAGAATGTAGAACTGCTACGCGTGCCAGTCGCATTCAGTTTGCTGATATTGGTCGTGCCATCGATCAGGCCAGAACCGTTAAACGACGCCACATTAAATGTGCCAAACGCAACGATGTAGAGTTCATCGTTAAGAGCCGCACCAGATCCAAGCACGATGCTTGTGCCGGTCGTTGCTGTGTAGTCGGTAGGGTCCAGGTGGACACCGTTTAAGTACACATCGATGAAGCCTGCGTCATAGGTCAGCGTGTTTCCGTTTGCATCGAGGCCAGAGAACGAAGTCTGACCAGAGGTTGCCACATACTTGTATCGCTGGCTGGTGCCGTTGACGCTTGATCCGGCAGGCACCCAACCACCAGAGCCATACACGAACATCGTGTCGCTGGCAGTGTTGAAGTACATGTCACCTTCTTGCAATGCGCCACCGTTGTTGCGCAGTGTTGGAGGTGTGGCCTTTGCACCTTGGTAGGTGTTGGCGTAGTCGTTGATGTTGGAGACATTGTCTGCAACCGTTGGGATGTCGCTGGCCACAGTGGCTACAGCAGTCACATCAGAATCAATTGCGGCCACGGTAGTGACATCGGTATCAATTGCGGCGACATCGGTCACAGCAGTTGAGATGCCAGCCACAGTGGTCACATTCGCGGAGATACCTGCCACAGTCGTGACATTCGGTGCAATGCCTGCAACCGTGTTCACATTGCCTGCAACGCCTGCAACGGTGCTCACATCAGCGATGTTTGTGCCGACAGTGTTGACGCTTGCAATGTTGTTTGCGACAACATCGATCTCGCTGGTCGGCTCGTTCAGGTCATTGGCAACAGTCGTGATCGCGGCGATGTTTGTCGCGGCAGTATTAATGTTTGTTGAGTTCGTCGCAACAGCATTGATGTTGGTGCTATTGCCAGCCACCGCGTTGATGTTGGTTGCGTTACCTGCGACCGAGTTCACATTTGCAATGTTGGTTGCGGTCGTGTTCACATTGGCGATGTTGGTCGCCACAGTCGTGATGTTTGCGTTGTTTCCTGCGGCAGTGTTTACGCTGGCAATGTTGGTACCAACGGTATTTACATTGGCAATGTTTGTGGCAACCGTTTCGATCTCAGAGACAGGCTCATTGAGGTCGTTGGCCACGGTAGTCACTGCGGCGATGTCACCCGCAACAGTCACCACGCTGGCGCTGTTGGTGGCCACGGTAGACACATTGGCAGAGATGCCTGCTACGGTCGTTACATTGGCGCTGATGCCAGCCACTGTATTGACATTGGCGATGTTGGTGCCGACGGTGTTTACATTCGTGATGTTGGTCGCAACAGTTTCAATCTCAGACACCGGCTCATTTAAATCAGAAGCTACGGTGTTGACTGATGCGATGTTTGTGCCAACCAAAGTCACATTGGCTGATACACCGGCAACTGTGTTGACATTGCCAATATTGGTTGCAACGGTGTTGACATTTGCAATGCTACCGGCAACAGAATTGATTGATGCAATGTTGTTTGCATCGATGTCCAAGTTGTCTGCGCTGTCAGCCAGTCGCACGATGTCGGCCACCAGGGACGCGGCATCTGCGTCGCTCGTGATTGGCAATAGTGCCGCACGGTCGACAGAAGTTTGAAGCTGTTGAATCTGAATCGTTGCACGGTCCAGCGCGTCGGTGATCACTTCAGGGTAAAAACCACCCTGGTTGGTCAGGTCGGTTGGCTGAAGGTTCTCAATGTCCGAGGTGATGACCAGGTTAAAGCCAGCCGCCAAAGCGCCAGCAGACAGCGTGATCGTGCCGCCAGGGCTTGAGTTCTGGTCTTCATTGACCGATGCGGTGTAATTGGTGCCGAGCACAAGCACCGTCTCCACATTGGTAGCGACGGTGAGTCTTACGACTTCCAGGTCAGAAGCCTGAAAGACCTTGAATGTAAAGGGGAAAGTCGCGGCTGTCCCGTTACCAATGAACGGACCGGCTTTCCGGCTATTTGAACTGATGGTCATGGGCGGAACTCCTGGACAATTGTGAAGAGACTAAGCATTTTGGTTGTGGATACGGGTACCTTACTGTCTCGACGATTCACTTGCTTTGCCAGTGGCAAGCCCGCGAATGTAGTCGGCAGGTGAGGTTGGTTCAATCTTTCCGCGCTCGACTTCAATGGCATAACCAATCGGTCTGCCAAGCACGGTAACGGGTATGCCGGTCACAAGGCTGATCAGGGTCAGGATGTCTCGGACATTCTTGCCCGTCACATCTTTGTCAGGATCTGCAATGTTGATACCGGCTTTTACTACACCGACGGTCGCACCTTCCAGCGTCGATACAGACGGGCTGGTGGTCATGCGGTCATCGTAAGGCTTGTTGTTGAAAGCGTTGAATGGCACGATAGCCGCAGAGCCAAACGGCACCATGGCAACAGCACCACGCAATTGTGACCCAAGGAACCAACTCATAAAGACATCGAGGTAGCCGTCGTCATCATCGTCGTCCCAACCGCCGCCCAGACTGCGCACAATGGCGTCAGCGGCCAGCATTGGCAAGCCAAAGCCGAGCAGGTAGGTCATAAACAGTTTGCCCTTTTGGCCACGCCACCCAAGGTCACGGAAGATCTTGATGTACTCGTTGGCGTTTAGGTTGGCCATCATGTTGAAGTAGCCATAGAACTGGATCAGCGTCTTGTAGAACGGCGATCCGACTTCAAAGGCAGACAAGTCTTCAGGCAACAAGCTGGATTGCGTCATACGCACTGCGGCGTCTGCTCGCTTGATTGCTTCATTGCTTGCTGACTTTTCATCAACATCAGCGCCAAGATCTGTGACGGTTTGGTTGTATGCGCCAACCCAGGTCACGATGTCAACAAAGTTCTGGAATGCCTGTTGCAAAAAGTAGCCATGTTTGTTAGACCACTTCTGGATCTTGTCAAACTTTGTTGGGTTGATCAGTAGGTCATTCATCATGTCCTGCACTTCGATCATTTGATTGCTCATGCGGTCAGCCATGAATGGCGACAACTCAGCAACAAACTCAGCCTGCGCTGTTGGACTCTTCATATAGTCGACCAGGGCCGTCTTCATGTATTTGCCTTCGACCTTGAGCAATGCAGGGAAGAAACCAGTTACCTGTTGCAATGCGTTGGTGATGTTGGCAAACATGATGCCAATACCAGTGCGAGCGCGAACAGCACGCCAGAAGTTGTCGACGCTTCGGTTCATGCCAACCTCGCTCGTGATCTGACGGGCAGATCGATTTAGCCATGGCAAGATCATGTCTTCGATAACAGTCGGATCGATGCGGGTAATCGTGTCTGCAAAGTCACGCTTGCGAATGATTTTGAGTGTGTCGCGGATCGTAGGTTGTACGCGTGCAAAGCGAATCACATCATCGATGTGCTTGGCCATTACGCGGATGTCCAAAGATAGAGGCTTGTTGTACTCAACGCGAGACTTCGTGAATCCGGCGCCAGTGCTTGGCATCGAGTTGCGGAAGTCGGACTCGAGTTCCTCCATCTTCATCTGACGCTGTGCGTCGCGAACTATGAACGGGTCAGTCTTCGCCGGAACATAGCCACCACGGTATGTGCCAAACGGTGTAACCACAGGTCGCGATTCGACTTCCTTAAAATAGTAGCCGAAGATCTCGCGATGCGCCTCTTGCGCCATAGGCTTGAGTTCTTCATTTAGATCCCATACAGCTTGCACAAAGTCGAAGTCTGCTTTGGTCAGCACGCCTTCGTCGATCATGCGGTTCATAAAACTATTCCAGCGCGTCGTGTCGACAGAGCCGTCTTCATTGATCTGCCCCCAGCCACGGCCAGCAATTAACTTCTTCATGTTGCTGTCGTTGCCGATGTGCATCAATGCACCAAGCACCTCTGCTTTACCGATGCCACCGTTCTCATTGCCGAATGTGTAGTTCAGTTCAGGTGCGGTTATCTTTTGCACTGGCAGGTCCAGCTTGCCGATCATGTCCACATAGTCTTTGACATAGCGGTTGCGATCGACGCGGTACTGGTCAAGAGCCGCACGCAGTGGGCGCCAGATGTAATTGGTGAATGGACCAGGGCCACCAGGGCCGTCTGTTGCGTCAGCCCAGTGCTCGACTTTGCGTGTCAATGCCTTGGCGTTGTACAGAGCGCGAATGGCTTTTTCTTTTGGACCAGGCGCCATGCGTTCACCGGCAACCTCTTCAGGCACACCGATCTCGTCAAGTCGCGCATTTAGTTCGGCAATGATCGAATCAAGAGCAACTGCTTTGCCCTCAATCATCACTTCGTTTTCACGCTTGGACTGGTACCACAGCGCATCGACAATTTCCTTCATTTGACGGAATTCGTTGAGCGTGAGTTTTTTGTAGTTGCGTGGGCCACCCGTCGACTCAAGCAAGATCGGCTCGATGTCTGCGTACAGGTCTGGGTTGTAAGACTTCAGTTGCTCCACAAACTTTGCCGGGTCGACATCACGCGGGCCAAGGCCGTAGTGGCCCAGGATGTAGCGTGCGGCGTTGACCAGATCAATGTTGCGATTCTTGGCCATCTTCGCATCGGCCTTAAAGATCTTGGCAAAGCTATCAATAGCCTTGTCAATTTCCTTGCGTGCGTTGACTGCCTCGAGCGACAACTGATTGTTCAGCAATTGATTCTGTTTGGCCTTTGCGGCTTCAGTAGTTTTGCCAGCCTTGGATGCCTTGATGCTTTCTTTCGATGCGCGGGCTTCTGCCAGCGTGTAGTCACGCGGACGGATCTCGCTGATCACCTTGTTGCCAATGATTGACTTGGCCGCAGTCTTCGCGGCTTGAATCATCAAGCGTGCAGGCTGTGTTGCCTTGGCCAGGTAGCGCAACTCGACGGCCACAAAGCGGGCGCGTGCCTCGTTGTGCAATGCCTTTTGGATTTCCAACTCAATGCTGGCAGGGTCCATCAAGTCAGAGAATTCAGCCATCATGCGTTCATCAGTGCGGGCATCGATCTCTTCTTTGATGGGCTTGGCCTCGAGCAATGAGCGGACCAACTGGTCGCCAGAATCAAAGCCAAACATCGATGCCACCAGGTCAGGCGGCAAACCGTCTTCAGCCAACATGCCGTACTTGCCATAACCAAGTTTGGTCAAGTCAGGCGCAGGTGTCAGCGACTCTTTGCTTTCTGGGTACAACGCTTTGACATCAGCGATCTTGAGTTTGTGACCAGTCAGCGCCTGGATGTCTTGGCCGTTTTCATCTTTGGTGATGCCGCGCTTCAAGAACTCCATGGCTGTGTAGACACGGTCCTCTTGCACTTCTGCGGCCACCTCTTCGCGCACGCCCTTGCGGATGTCAGCCGTCTTGGCCTGCATCTCTTTGAGCACGCGAGAACGAGCATTGCCAAGCCACTTCAATTGGCGCAGGCTTGCCTGTGTCAACTCAGTGATCGATGCCTCTGTGGCCTCGGCCATCATTGCCTGGTACCCGGCCCACTCTTCGTCGGACATGCCGGACTCTTCCTGGGTTTGGTACATCGGCACCATGCTGTTGACTGCCTCGGACTGCTTGATCTGCTCTTCGCTGGCCAGCATGCGATCCATCACCTGGCGGACTTCGCCGGTCAGGATTGGTAGGTCTTCGCCGTTTTCTTGACGGTAGATCTGATTGAGTTCGTCACGAATAGACTTGTAGACGCGGCGCAACCAGGCGCTGAATCGCTCAAACATCGATTGCATTTGCACGCTTGGTGCCTTGCCTTCGAACAGGTAGATCTCGTAGTTGTAGGCCCATGACTCGTGGTACTTGCGTTGCTCATCGAGCGACAGCGCATTCCAAGTGGCCAGGTCTTTGATGCCAAACCAATCCAAGATGGTCTGCATGTCTTGCTTGTTCTGCTCGGTGGCGTCAGGCCGTGCGGCCATGTCAGCGTAGACCGTCAAGAAGAAGTGGGCAGTCTCATGCAGGAAGGTGGACATATCCGCCTTCTCGTTGAGGATTGTGGTTAATCGTTTCGGATCGAAGCCGCCGCGCTCTTCTTGGCGCAGTGGTTGGGCTTGTGCGGCAGGCGGGAAGAACTTGGCCACCGCCTCGGCGTCAGCCTCGTCAAAGGTCAGCGTGCCAGAGCGCAGGTCAGCGGATGGTGCCGCCGCCTTGATCTGAGCCTCCTGGGCCTCAAATTTACGAATCTCAGGGGTAAGCATCGCATACTTGCGTTTGGTGCTTGCAGGCGTCGTATAGGCGCCCTGTGATGGCATTGAGTGCATGCCATGCTGTTCGACTGGCACCTTGGTGTGTGTTGGCCCCAAAAGCACAGCCACGCCCTGGTCACCGCCAGCGCCTGGGATGTAGACGCCATCAAACCCGGCATCGATGATTGCGGCCTCTACATCGTTGAACCAAAAACCGCGATCATCTCGGCCCATAGCATCTGCTTGGGCACGCAAACCTAGCGGATCAGCCGCCGCGTCGTATAGGTTGTCAAGGTAGACGGTATGCACATTGCCGCCAACACCAGCCTCTGGGCGAATGCCATTGCCGGTGTCGACATAGAAATGGACGCGGTTGGATAGGCGAGGATCTCCACCTGCCAAGCGGCCAGCTTCGGCTCCCTTTAAGCCTGTTCCGTAGGCGAATCCGGCAAGACTATTCCGAGGTTGTTTTGAATAGTGGATACCAAGGACTGAAGTTGCTCCATCCCTGGCTGTCCCGTATCGCTGGGTAACATCGAGATCGCTTGCTCGTAGGCGTTGAACGCCGCCTGCTCCGGTTCCTGATTGGGCAAAGACTGCGGGTTTTCCATTATCTTCTCTCCTTTTTTTGTTGCGCTTTACAGCGCGGTTTTGATCTGCAACAGCGTCGTCATAAGTCTTGGACTTCTTGCCGTCGTTGATCTTGTGCCAGCCGTAGTACGACTGATCCAAAGCCATGAAAACAACATTCGGCTCGCCGTTGTTGAACTTTTTAAATGCTTCCTTACTCCAGCCTTCTGGCGCCTGGGTGTCATCCCAGGGTAAACGCGATGCCGCAACGAATCCATGCGCGGCGTAGAACTCAGGCAGGATCGTTTCAAATGCATCCAGCTTGGTACCGCCTGCGGCCACGGCCAACTCCATGACAGAGCGGCCAGCGCCAGCCTGCGAAAACACCGAGACGATGTCGCCGTCAGGTTTGACTGCCACACCAGACAGGCCGTCTTCAGCCAAGAACAGGCGCATGCCTTGGTATTCCTCGACTGGGTAGACGAAGACAGCCGCGCCCATGTTGCCACTGGCTTGTTTGCTGGATGTGATGGCTTCAAAGAATCGTTGTGCATTCTGTGCGTTGCCTTGCTCCAATTCATAAAACTTGGGCACCGCGATACCGTTGTTGCGGTACACACGGGCCAGGCCTGGGCCTGCTTTCCATTCCTGCGAATAGGTAACAAGTTGGCTTTTTAGAACCCGAACTTTTCCGCCATCTCCACTACTTCTTGCCGTGTAAGACCAGGATTGTTTCTGATCACCGCTTCGATTGGATCTTGCAATTCTGGTTGCGACTGCGCCTGCAAAGAGCCGTTTTTCTCTTTGAGTAAAGCCTCCAGCTTCTGCTTGCTCCCCTCCAGCGATCTCATCTTGCTCATTCTGTAGTCGTGCTCGTCTTGCGCGTTCATCTTTGGACTCCTTCTTTAATGTGTTGTTGATCTTGCGATCGGAAACACCCAAGGTACGAGCAACACCTGCGGCGGCATTGGCGTAGTCTGGGGCATCTTCATCACTATACCCGTCTGTTGACTCTTGGTCAACATTATTATCCTTGGCTGATTCGTAAAGCCGTTTCTCTGCGTACCAAAGCACGGCCTGCAAATCGGCCATGGTCAAGTCAGCATAGGCTGGATCAGCCTGCAACTCAGCCAGGATCTGGGCAAAGACAGAGCGGATGTAGGTGCGCTCGCGAGGGCCAGCCGGAGCCTCCTTTTGGCCGTCGTTGTACTTGGCCAAGCTGTTGCCCGCTTTGCGGATCTCTTCGCCGACCTTGGACTCATTCATCTGCTCTCGCAGTTTGGGGTCCATGGAGGCCTTCTGAATGGCATCAGCAAGGCGATTGACCTCGGTGTTGGCTATGTCCATGCCAATAACCTCAGAGAGGCGTGTGGCCTGTTCTGGGGTTGCACTGCGTATGACAGAGTTCAAACGGTTGGTGGCCGTCTCTACATTCTTTGGCAGGTTCTTAATGAGCGTGCCGGTCCAGCGGCCCCAGGTGCGGACCAACCAACGGTCCATCGTCAGTGAAGTGAAGTCGCCGTACAGGTTGGAGAAAAAGCCGTTGCCAATCTTGGGGCCAATGATGGCCGAGCCTTTGACCATTGTGTCTGCGTGCTCACCGCCTGGCTTGAGATCTTTGCTGATAGCGCTGATTTCGCCCACGGTGAAGTTGGTCTGCATAAACTGGCGCAGATTCTTCATGCCCCATTCTTTGGCTAATTTGTTAAACAACGCCAGAGAGTCGTTAATTGCATTTTGAGCCTGGCCACCTTTGATGTTGGTGGGCATGACCTTGTTTTCTTTGTAGTAGCTGTACGCCTTCTCAGCCAGTTCAAAGTTCTTGTCGACCTTCAAGCCGTTGGATGTGACAGCCAGCGCCCAGGTAAATGCGAATCGTGCATCTTCGTTGGTTGCAATCTCTGGGTGGACCAGCGCCATGACGGCCAGCGCCTGGCGTGTCTTTTCGTCGTACCAGCCGATTGCGTTGGGGTTTTGTTCAAGCGCAAACAATGCGTCCTTGACGCCCACGCGCACCAGGTAGTCAGTGGTCTGTGGTGACGGCACCGACACATCAACACCGGCATCAGTTGCGGCCTGTTGCACTGCGGTCTGGATGGCCAGCTTGAGGTCACGACCTTTGTTCCACACCTGGCTTTTGGCTACCTCGAGCGCGTTCTTGAGTTCGGCCTGGTCTTCGACAGCCTCGGGGATGTCAGCTTGCGCTTCGATCGCGGCCACATCGTCAGCTTCTGCGTCTTCCTCAGAGTTGATTGCATCGGCGTCGGTCAACGATTCAGTCTGCAATACTTGATTGCCTTGGCGCAGGATGTCTGCATTCTCACGCGACCAGGTGCCATCGTTGAACGGCGACTTGACTGCGGCATTGTCAAACACGACGATCTCGCGAGCATCAGGCGCAACCTCCATAATCACGCCGTCATAACCTTGTGCCTGCAATTCAGCAGTAAATGCATCAGCGGCTTCGCGGCCACCAGCACGGATGCGGGCCTTGTCCTCCATGGTTGCCATGTAAGGGTTTTCGAGACGCGCATACAGCGGCATGACATTCTCGCCAGCCTCACCAGTGCGGCGCTTCTGCATGGCGTACAACTCGGCCATGTCAGGGCTGTCTGTCAGGTAGACGCCAGTGCCAAGAAATCCACTGTCTTTGCGGTTTGGATTGTCAAGGTCAAACGCGGTCACATTGTCTGCGGTGCCGTGGTAAAGCGTTTGTGGTCTGCCGCTTTCGTCTTGAAAAATAGACGAGCCAAACCAGTTGCGGAATGGCACGCTGTCAGTGATCACGCGCTGGTCTTGATTAAACAGGGCCATGCTTCCTTGCTGGCCTTCTGCTCGCTCGACGCGGTACATGTAGCGGTTGTAGAACTCGGTCGGCATGATCTTGAGTGCCGCTGATTGGGTCACCACAAAGTCACGCACAAGTTGTGCATTGATTCGTGCCGCGTTGTCGGTGTATTGCTTGGTCGCTTTGACCTGCTGGTACATCAGATTCTCGACCTCACGCGCAGACTTTACGAAGTCCTTGTTGGTCATCTCGACTTTGGCGTTGGACTCCATCTGAGTCTTCATGATCTCAGCCTGGTTGTCGATAAACTCGCGTGCCTCGCGGCGTGTCATCATCTCACCTTCAATACGCAGGTCGTCGATCAGCGCTGTGCTGAACTCGGTCGGCGCAATGTTGGTTTGGTACTCGGTCACAGGGATGGCAATGTCGCCACCAGTTGCAATGGCAGTATCAAGTTGCTCGCGCACGGATGGCGATACTTCAGCCACACGCTCGGCCAAGCCAGATTGCTTGAGCGTTTCGCCGCTGATGTAAACCGTGGTGACATCAGTCTCTTGCGATACTTGACCAATCCAATCATTAAATGTTTCTGCACTGCGTGCGCGTACTTTGCTGGCGCGAGAAAACTCTTGCACCTTTTCAAATGCTTGAGCACTGCGTTCGGCAGACTCAGCCTGCAACATGGTGCTTTTGTAGTTGCCTGGAATCTCAACTAAAGCGGTTGGCATCTCAAGAATTGCCTCAAGCAATACTTCGCCAAGTTTCCATTCGTTAGTTAAAAGTTGTGCGGTTGCTTCACCAGCGGCGCCACCACCAGCCTGTAACGCGGTTTCTCCTACAACTCTGGATGCAACACTGCCAACTGTTGGTTTTGCTCCAGCCAAAAGTTTGCCTGCTAATCCAAGTGTTAAAGCATCAAAGGTTGCAATTGGCAGTCCTCGTTTTAAGGCTTTTTCTCTTGCCTCTTCCATTAATTTTTCATCAGTCAAAGCTTTATAAACATTGGATGGGTCAGTCATGCTCACGCCACGCGATGCCATAACCTCATCCATGGTCGCCGCGTACTCGGTAAAAAAACTACCTACACCACCAACAAGCCCTTGACGAATTCCTTGCTTTGAAAAAAATGGAATTAAAGTAGAAGCACCTCGCGGTCCAATTCTTCCGCTGGCATAAGCTATTGCTATTTGTGGAGCCGCAATACCAGCAGATTCAATTGCAATCTCTTTTAGCGCTATTGGGTTACGCAATACAGCAGACCCAAATTCTCCAAAAGTTGTGGCTTCTGAAAGTTCTTGCATGCCTCGTTGAATGTCTTCAGGCACAGGAAATTTTTCAACATTGCGTTGGTAGTTGGCTAGGCTCACTGCCTGTTGAATCTTTGGGTCGTATGTAATGCCGTTTGCTTCAGCCGCCGCTTGTTGACGCGAACGCAGGCCTTTCATCATGGCCGTGTCTTCAAGATTTAATGCAAAGCCCTTCTTGAATCGCGCATAGCCACGCTGGAATGGTTCGGTAATCTCTTCTAGGAATGACCGCTCGATCGGCTTGATCGTGCCGTACTCACGCTCTATGCCAGCCAGGTTGGTAGAGTCGTCGTGTGAAATCTTGGCGTTGTTTGAATTGCTTAACCACTGGCCAAGCAATGGCGAGCGCTTGAGCGTTTCGTCGAACTCATTGAGTTGCACATTGCGGTTGACCTGCGCGTAGTTGCGCTGGACGATGTCGACAGGTACGCCAGACTTGTTTGATAAATTCTTTGCGCGTGCGGCTTCATCCGGATTGGAATCGAGAGCGCCATACAGGCTGGTGCGCAGTTGCGTGCGCTGGCCATCGATTACATTGGCGGCGGCTTCATCAAGTGTCGGTGCTTTTTTTACACCGGCAACTCGTTGGGCGGCGGCATCAAATTCATCATCAGGTACTAGCATCATGTCGTTGTGTCCTATTACTTCTTCTCAATACCGTAGGTTTCGTACAGAACCGCATCAACTTGCGTTCTGGTTGGATTTGATACGCCATTGCGTTTAAGCGCTTCGGTTGCACGAGAGCGTTGTGCATCAGTGAACTCTGGCTTGAACTTGGTTTCGTCTCCACGAGCACGAGCCTCGAACCGGCGCATGTTTGAATCTGGCAAGAAGAACGAGCCACTCAATACTTCACCTTCAAGCACCAAGCCATCAAGAACTTTTTGGCGCTCTGCTTGATCGAGTTTGCCGCCTTTTTGAACTTGTGCCGCAAACAATGCTTTGTTGGCTTCGGATGTAAACATGCCAGCCTTCTCGTCTTTGAGGCCAAGTTGCTTTGTTGTTGCAGTAATCTGCTGTTGAACCGTAACAGCCTCTGGCGCTTCGTTCTTTGTGCCAATCGTGCGTTGCAAATTGATGAAGTGATTGCGGTCACCAGGTGACAGCTTGTCAAAGTATTTGCGCAAGTCAACCTTTGCTGGATCTTTAAAGTCAGGATTCATCATGGCTTCTTGCGTCAGCCTGTAGTAGACATTTGGATCTGTCTTGACTTCAGTTCCTTTGGTGCGTGCCTCGACATCAGCCTTGGCTGTGCGTTGCAGGCTGGCCAAATCAGCGCCGTCCATGCTGGCCAACACGCTTGGCGGGATCTTGCTAAAGTTGCCTGACTCTGAATATGATCTCCATGCTTTGTCTTTGGCTTCGTTTTGTGCGGCCTGAACAATTCCAGTGCGCTCGTTTTCAAAAATCTTCAAGCGTTGTACAACCTGGTCTTCTTCTTTGCCGGATAGATTTTCACGAGCCAGCTTCAGAGCACCAGCAATGTTGTTGCCGCTACTGCCCCAGAATTTTTCTGCCAGGCTTTGTTCTTTGACATCGGCTGTGCCAATCTCAAGCGCTTTCTTTGCACGGCCAAAAGTATCCGGAGACATCTCATTGCCGTAGCGTTGCAAGTAGTCGCGTGCCTGGTCAAGGTTTTGCGCATCGATCTGAGTTTGCACAACCTGGCCATGAATAGCGTTGGTAGCTTTTAAAAGCAACTGCTCACGCTGTGCGCTCTTTGGCTCGTAGCCAAGTTTGTCGGCCAGCTTGTTGGCGCCATCTTTTGCCGCACCGTAGTAAATGGCAAAGTCGCCTTGTGGACTGCGCCATCCAGCGGAGTATCGAATTGCGTCATTCACAAAAGAATCAACCTGGGCGCCACTTTCTTTAACATCGTAGTCGCGTTGCTCAACAAGTGAATGCTTGATGATTGCGCTATTGGCACTGCGCAAGCGCACATTGGCAGAGTTGCGCAACATGATGCGCTGGACATCATTCTGTGCTTTGCCCATAACATCTTCAAATGCGGCTTCAATGTCTTGGCGGGTTTTCATTGCCGCATCAACTGCATCTTTGCCTTTAAGTGTCAAGTATCTGGTTTCAATTTCGTCAACCCTTGACGCACCGTTGTTGTAAAGTTCTTTGTGCTGGGCATCATCGAGTTCGCCTTGCAAGCGGTCTGCAATCTTCATCACAGTAAGGCCAGCAGACTGGACGGCTTGTCCAGTTTTTTGTATTTGCTCGCCAGTGAAATTGCGCATTGGCTCTACACCAGGAGCCTGAAATGCAGGCATGTTGCCTACGCTGGCGTCTTGAGTCGGTAAATCGTAAATGGGTACTGTTGCCATGGTCGGTCCTTATGGTTCGAGGCCAAGACGGCTTGCTATGGCCGCAAGTTTGCGATCTTGGTACCAGGCATTGGCTACAGATCCAGCGCTACCCAGAATGCTTGTGCCAGCCGCCAGGAACGGGCTGATGGTTGAAGCAGAGCCTGCCAAGTTGGAAGCAGAAACATCCTGCATTGCTGATGCGGTTAAATAGTTCTGGCGTTGCTGTCGAGCAGACTCGGCACTGCGTACGGTGTCTGCGTTGACCGTCAGCATATCGATCTCTTTCATAAGGTCGGTTGTTGCAATCGTCTCAACAGCACTGCCGACACCCAGGTCAATGCCTCGAGCGGCCATCGATGCACGCTGTGAACTCTTGATCTTGCCAGCACGAAGGCTGATCTGCCCTTGCTTTAAATTACCGGCACGCATGATCTGCTGGGCTGTAAATTCAGCCTGTGCCGCATTTAATTCAGAGATGTCAGACTGGAAGCGCATCGAGGATGCTTGTGAATCCAGTTGCGCCTTCTGGCTTTGGGCGGCGTAGTAGGAGCCAATGGCGCCAGTGACTGCTCCACCAATAGAAAAGATGGAGCCGAACTGGCTCATTGCCTGCGTCCCGGTTCCGGTCAATAAGGTTGCCATGTGTCAAATCTCCTGTTTCACCTGGGCTTGAAGGACTGTGTTGACCTTACCTCCACAGCACCAGGTTCTTGCATGGTTGAACAGTATCCGGGTCACCGGATCTTACGGGTACCTTTACCCACCGACAGCAACCTCAAGGGTCATGCCAACGATAGACAGAGGCAGTGGGTCAGACTGTCTGACATATACCTGGCCACTATCAAGCCATGTTGGTGTCAGCATAATCTGTATCTCTTCCGTTTTGAGCGCAGGAGGCGAGCCGTATGGCTCTGTCGTCCGTTGCTTGGCCTCGACCAAATTTTGTGGGTTTGGACCAATAAAAATGCCGGAGGACTGGTACACGCGGAGCCAGGCCTTGTTGACATTCTTGTAGCGTCCTTGGCCCATGCCGTTGTCAATGCCCATGGCCAATGGCAGACTTTGCAAGTCAGACTCGTATGGCAGGCCAATGTGGATGATGGTCGAGGCACGGTCAATCGTGATTGCTCCACTGGTCACAACCTTGCGCGGTTGCACTGAGCCGTCAGCCAAAATCGAGACGGTCTTGCCCTCAAGCCAGGTCAGGCCACTGATTGTGTTGCGTGCAAACGAATACAGGGTCGTGGCGGTGTTTCTAAGCGCGGCTGGTAGTGTCACATCAACTCGAGCCGTTGCGACCGTTGTGGAGGTCGTGGAGCGGATCGTGAGGCGATACTTGTTGCCAGCGGAGTCGGTCAGAACAATGGCGTCGTTTATATCCCCAGTGCCCGGGTAAGTGAAAATTGCCGTCGATGCTGTAATTGTCAGGACATCTGCTGGCCCCCAGGTCGTGCCGCCACTGACTGTGACGGTCGTGGCCGAAGTGTTGGTCCCGTCATAGGTCGCGCCCGAGTCGACAAAGAATGCGCCCTCGATCGATTCAAAGTGACGGCTTGCCATGCGCTCGACATATCGCTTTGTGACTCCGCCAATGGTGCGCTTGACGACAACATACAGCCGATCCTCATTGCCCTCGGCCACCACAGTGCAAGACTCAAATGTGCCATCGGTATCATGCTTGTGCCATGCGCCGACTTGTTGCTCTGGTGTGTAGGTCAAGCCAAGCAACATGCCTGAAGTCGACACAAACCAAACCATCTGGATCGGAGCCTTGGCAAATGCCATGTCGCTGATCTCGTAGTTGTCAAACAGGTTTGCAGAACGGATGGACAGGTCATTGGTGATAAAGCCGCTGGCCTGCCAGTTGTAGCCCAGTTCGCGCACATGGCCACCGCGTGCGCCGCAGTAGACCAGGGCATTGTTGATGATCACCGGCTGAACATTCGATGCACCGATGTACGACTGTGGTCGAACAGAGATGGTGGTCGGCGTAATCTCATCACTGTTTAGCGATGACACGCGCCACTCAGCAGACCCGGTCAACAAAAGCAACTGGGTCAGCGGGACAATGTGGCGAATAGTGTTGGCTTCGCGAGCGGCCACACGGAACTCAATGCGGTCGTCGTCACGAATAGGTAGGCCATAACTGAGATTGGACTCAGTGCCTGACTTAGTCATCCAGATTTTTTGTGGCTCGTTGGTGGTGCCAGCAAAACAGCGACGCTGTTCGAAGTACGAAACGGCGCCAGGGTAGTTGCCTGAACTGACAAACTCGTTGTCGTATATGGGTGGAGTAACCGACAGATCTGGCGCGATGTTGTTGTCAACGATGCTCGTTCCGGTTGTGCTTCCAATGTAACCATACAGACCCCCCAACAGTTTGTAGACGCGATAACGCGATGCGCCAGTCACTGCGGACCAGGCAATCGTGTTGGTTGCGCCAGTAACAAAAATGTTGTTGGTGACTGATGCCACGCTGGATGAGACGGACTCGCCAATCTCATCGGATGTGATGGCAGTCACGACATAACTCATCGTCTCGTATGTGTCTGCGTTGGTTGAGGATGACGCAGGAATGTACCGAGTGGCAGTCACGCCAGTGGGCGCGGCAATCGGCGATCCAAAGTTGATGGTGGTAAGCGTCCAGTTGGTGGCGCCCAATCGTTTGAGTTCACGCGGCGCATAGTTGGGATGCACCAGCGTCATCACATCAGCCGACTGCACATAGTGGATGTCAAACAGATCTGCTTCTGCGTATGGGTTGGCAATCTCGTATGGCACGCCACCAGACAGCAGTGTGCCGCCTTGTGTGTGAAAGCGAATGAAGCCTGGGCTTAACTCGATCACCATGGTTTGCGTGGTCGAGTATGTGAACGGGATAAGCCTGGTGCGCTTGGTACTGTCTTTGACCTCGCGGACAAATGCAAAGCCTGCGCGGTTTTCTGCTGGGCCTTGTGGCGTAGCAATGAAGTTCTTCATCGTTGCCGCGCCGGTCTGGTACTTCACATCATCGATGCGACCAAACATCTCTGGCGACATCTCGCCGCCAGCAAAGGATCGTTGTAGTGTGCGCACATTAGGCATGTTTATCTCCCCGCGATCCAGGACACGATGTGCTCTGGCTTGATCTGGCGTGAATTGGAGTCAGCCT